CTCTACTCGGTGTTCGTCGAGGACGTCAGCCTTCAATTTCTCTTCGAACGCGACGACGGCCGCTGCCAGTTGTGCGGGTTTGAGTTGAGCATGGCGACGAAATGGCCGCACCCGAGAACACCGACGCGGGATCACATTGTCCCGCTGTCCAAAGGTGGCACGCACGAGCGCGGCAATCTACAGCTCGCGTGCGCTGAGTGCAATGTGCGGAAGGGTAACCGATGCGCCTAGCGATCGGCGGCCCCACGCGCGATAGCGTGCCGGCCGCCTTCGCGGTGGACGTCGCGCATCTCTTCGCTTACACGCGAGAAATGGGCCAATGGGGGAAGAACGTCACCGTGAATTTCGTGGCGTCGACGTACATCCACGTGGGCCGCGAGTGGTTTTTGGAAGCGTCGTTGAAGCAAGGCGCGACACACATCCTCTGGCTCGATACCGACATGAGCGTGCCGCGAGAACTCGCCGTCTTATTGGCCATGCACGGGCAACCGATCGTCGCGTGCAACTACGTCGTGCGGCAGGCTTCCGGGCTCTTCACGGCCTTTCGTGGCGAGCAGCGGGTGCCGACGACCGACGCCTCGACGGGACTCGAAGCGGTGGAGTACGTCGGGCTCGGCGCGATGCTGATGCAGACGGACGTTGTCGCGGATCTCGCGCGGCCGTGGTTCCGGCACGGGCTGAACCAATTCGGCGGCGACATCGGCGAAGACGTCCAGTTCTGTCGCGCGCTCGGCGCGGCGGGCCACACGGTGTACATCGATCATGACCTCTCGAAGGAGATCGGACACATTGGGCAGCACACGTACCGCACCCTCGAGCGCGAAGCCGTCACCGTCTGACGACGAGATCGTGGAACTGCGTCCGCCGGCCGAATACGGCTTCAGCGGGACGCACAAGGTTTACCGGATCGCCAACGCCAAAGATCTCGCGTTCTTCCTCGAGCGCGGCTACACCATCGTCGAACCGAAGGACCCCGCCGCGTGACAGCCACCGCCGTCGCGCTTGATCCGCTCACCCAGGGCTGGTTCCACCACGGCGATCAGATTCTGTCGCTCGTCGAGCGGTATCGCCCGAAGGTCTGCGTCGAGCTCGGCACCTGGCAGGGCGCGTCGGCGATTCCGGTGGCGCGCGCGATACGCAGGTGGCGCGGCACGGTGACGTGCGTGGATACCTGGGGCGGGGCGATTGATGGCGATCCTACGAGCATGCAGCCGTGGATGCTCCTCAGCTGCGTCCGCAACATGAAACAGGCGGGCGTCAGCGGGAACGTGCGACTGATTGCCTCCACGACGACCGCTGCCGTCCAGTGGTGGACGGAGCCGATCGATTACCTGTACGTCGATGCCGATCACTCCTACGAAGGCGTCCTGGCGGACCTGCGCGCGTGGGTACCGCACGTGAAGCCCGGCGGCCTGATTCTCGGCGACGACTACGGCAGCGACACCTTCCCCGGCGTCCAAGCGGCCTGGGACGAGTTCGAGCGGGAACGCGGCCTGGCGCTGACGCGGTATCAATCGACGCCGCCGGCCGCCCAGAACATTCAGCTGATTTACGGCACGGCGTGAAGGAGCAGGCATGAGGACACGGACTCGCATCGCGCTCGGTATCTGTGCCGTCATCGCGCTGCTCCTGCAGGCGAGCCCACAAGCCGTCGGCACGGTCACGGTGACGCCGACGCCGCTCGGCGACATTCGGGCGATGAAGTACAGCCTGGCCTGGGTGTCGGACGGCAGCGGCAACGTCAGCGCCAATCCCCAGACGTTCCGACCCGGGTCGCTGATTCAAATCAAGTTCATTCCGGACGGCGGCGGCACGGCGCCGACAGCGCTCTACGACGTCCTTCTGAACGACGCAAATGGGATCGACTATCTCGGCGGCACGGGCGCGAATCTGAGCGCGACCGTCAGCACGCAGACGCGCGTCGCCGCCCCGCTGATCTATGACGCGACGGGCACCCTGGATCTCGTCGTGGCGAATGCCGGCGCCGCCAAAGGTGGCACCGTCCAACTCTGGATCCAAATTCAACAGTAAGGAGCCTCACCATGGCCGACGAGAAGAAGACCGTCAACGTCACCGCGACGGAGTACCACACCTACAACTGGAAGGAATACCAGATCGGCGACAGCTACGAGATCCCGGAAGATCTCGTCGACAGCGTCGTGGCGCAGCGGAAGGCGAAGCGCACGCACGAACCCGAGCCCGCGCCGGCGAAGCCCTCACAGCCCGTCGAGCCGATCACGACCGCCGACTTTCAGCCGAAGCCGTAATGCGGATCGGCCCCTTCACGATCGCGCGCACCAAGCTGCTGAATCTGCGTCCGCTCAGCTCGAGCAGCGGCGGATGGTGGCCGGTTATCCGCGAGTCGTTCATTGGGGCCTGGCAGGCGAACGTCGAGATCCGCGCCGCCGACGTGATGACGTACAGCGCCGTCTACGCGTGCGTGTCGCTGATCGCCGGAGACATTGCGAAGCTGTGCCTCCGGCTCGTCGCGCAGGACGGTGACGGGATCTGGACGGAGACCGAGAGCGCGTCGTTCTCGCCTGTCCTGCGAAAGCCGAACCGCTATCAGACGCGGGTAAAATTCATCGAGCAGTGGATTATTTCGAAACTGACGCGCGGCAACACCTATGTGCTGAAGCAGCGGGACAACCGGAACGTCGTGTCGGCCCTGTACGTGCTCGATCCATCCCGTGTGACGCCGCTCGTGACGCCGGACGGCAGCGTCTATTACCAGATCCGCCGGGACGATCTCTCGGAGGTGCGCGACGAGGAGATCATCCTGCCGGCGAGCGAGATCATTCACGACATCATGTGCGCGCTCTGGCACCCGTTGATCGGGGTGACTCCGATCTACGCATGCGGCAACGCGGCGCTGCAGGGGCTCAGCATCACCGGCAATTCCCAAAAGTTTTTCGCCAATGGGGCGAATCCCAGTGGGATGCTTACCGCGCCCGGCGCGATCTCGGACGATACGGCCAAGCGGCTGCTCACCACGCTAGCCAACAAGAAGCCCGGCGAGACGCTGGTTGGCGGCGACGGGTTGAAGTACGAGCAGTTCACCATGAGCGCGGTCGACGCGCAGCTGATCGAACAGTTGAAGTGGACGGCGGAGACGGTGTGTTCCGTGTTCCACGTGCCGCCGTACATGATTGGGGTGGGCCCACCGCCGCCCTACGCGAATATCGAGCCGCTCCTTCAGCAGTACTACTCCCAGTGCATTCAGAGCCTGCTCAACGCCCTTGAATTGTGTCTCGACGAGGGCCTGGAGCTTCCGAAGCCGTACGGGACCGAGTTCGACATCAATGATCTCATTTGGATGGACACCGCGACGAAGACCAAAGCCGCTTCGGATTCGATCGGATCTGGTGGCATGTCGCCAGATGAAGCCCGGAAGCGGTACTTCGGGCTGGGCCCGGTGACGGGTGGGAATACGCCGTATCTTCAGGCACAGAACTACAGCCTCTCCGCGCTGGCGAAACGGGACGCCGGGGATCCGTTCGCGAAGCCTGAACCTCCACCGCCAGCCTTGCCACCGGCGCCGCCCGAACCACCGCCTACCGAGAAGGCGCTCGATCTCGCCGACATCGGTCGACGCGCCGCTGCACTCTTCGCTGAAGCCTGGGAGGAGGCCGCGTGACGGACCCAGAGCTCGCGGCTGTCGTGCGCGGCATCGTGCCGCTCGTGCGTGAGGCTGTCACGAAGGCGCTGGCTGACGCCTCGACGAAGATCGCCGTCCTCGAAGCGCAGCTGAAGGCCGTCGGTGATCTGCGCGACAAGGTGGTGACGCTCGAAGTGAAGGCCGCGGCGCTCGTGCCGCTTGAACCCGTGACGGTGGATCTCGCCCCAGTGCTCGAGCGCGTAGCCGGCGCGGAAGCACGACTCTCCACGCTCGGCGACTTGCGCGATCGTGTCGTGGTGCTTGAAGCGAAAGCCCCGCCCGATCTGGGCGGCCTCGACAAGCGTCTGGAATCCGTCGAGCGTCGCATACTGGACGAGTCCACCACGAAGGAGATCGCCCGCGTCAGCGAACGCCTCGCCGTCGTCGAGACGCGCGCGCCTGTCGCCGGGCCCGCCGGGGCAGACGGCCAGCCAGGGCGTGACGGCCAGCACGGGAAGGACGGCGCCGACGGCCTCGGGTTCGACGATCTCTCCGTGGACTTCGACGGCGATCGCACAATCGTGCTGTCGTTCGAACGCGGTACGCAGAAGAAGACCTGGCCGATCCAGCTGCCGTACCTGAAATATCAGGCGCTCTACGAAGACGGCCGGACCTATGTCAAGGGCGACGTCGTCACCTGGGGCGGGTCCATGTGGTTCTGTGAGGCGGCCGACAGTAAAAACAAGAAGCCCGGGGAGTCGAAGGATTGGCTTCAGTGCGTCCAGCGTGGCCGTGAAGGCAAGGCGGGGCGCGACGGGAAGGATCTCCTGCCAGTGCCGGTCCTGAAGGCTGGGGGTGGCGCGTAATGGCCTACGTCACCCTCGTTCAGGCGAAGGCGCACCTCTACAAGACGACGAATGAGGCCGACGCGGATATCACGCTGAAGATCGATCAGGCGAGCGGGATCGTGGCCGACTACCTGAAGGGCCGTGCCGACTCGAGCTGGTCTGACACGACGAACACGCCAGGGCCCGTCCAGGCCGCCACGCTGTTGGTGCTCGGCCATCTCTACAAACACCGCGGCGACGACATGGCGAAGGACGCCGAGCTCTGGGAGGCGATCGCACGGCTCCTGATGCGGTTCCGCGATCCGGCGCTGGCGTGAGTATGGAAATCGGGGATCTATGCGAAATCGTGACGATCATGAAGCCGACAGTCATTGACGATTCCATCGGTGGGCAGAGCGAAGGGCCGCCGGCGCCGATCGCGGTAAATCTGCCGGCCGCGGTCGAACCGCTGCCTATCGGGCGCGAACGGCTCCAGGTGTCGCAACTGCGCGGGTCGGTGGATAAGCGGGTGCGGATTCGCTGGCGCGACGACATCACCGCGGCGATGTACCTGCTGTGGCGCGGGAAGACGTTGGAAATCGCGGGGATCGAAGATCGGCTCCCGGACGAACTTTGGATCTATTGCGCGGTTGTTCAGTAAATGCAAACCCGAATCGTGGAAGGACTCGACGGCGTACGCGCAGCCCTTCGGGAAGTACCGAAGGAAACGCGTGGTGTGCTCCGGGACGTGATTCGAGTCAGCACGCGGATCGTCACCCAGCGGACGAGGCAAGCTGCGCCGTTCGAGACCGGCGCATTGCGTGAGGCGATCGCGGAGGCCCCCCCGAAAGGCAGCAGCCTGATCGGGCATGTGGCGATTCAGCCCGGGGAGTTTCGCGGGCGCGTGCCGTCGGCGTACGTGCTCGCGCTGGAATACGGGAAAGGGCCAGGCGCGCGCGCGTTCATCCGGTCGACATCAGAAGCGGAGTCCGGTCCGTTCGTCGCGCGCGTGCAGGCGTCAGGCAAGACACTCGAGGCCAACCTGGAAGCTCGCGGTGGGAGGTTCGCGTAAATGCCAGCCGTGCTCGCGCTACCGGCCATCTACGCGGCGATCGTCGCCAAGCTGAAGGCTGACGCCACCCTGATTGCATTGCTCGCCACCGGGGCCGGCAGCGTCTACAACGTGGCGCCGGCGACGGCAGCCTTCCCGTACGTGGAAGTCGGGAGCGGAACCGAGGTGGACTTCAACTCGATGGGTCCGGACGGGCTGGCGAAGTGGGGCGGGAATAGCACGGTGCAGATTACGGCGCGCGGACAGAGTTCCGGGGCGGGATCAGATCTGCCCGTGCTGACGATCATTTCCCGAGTGCACGCGGTGCTCGTGGGGCAACCGTTGACGGTGGCCGGGTTCGCGTCGGTGACGGTCAGCCGGGATTCACTGCCGGCGATCTTCACCGAGGTGGTCGATAGTCGTCCGACGCGGACGCAGCCGTTGATTCTTCGGGTGCAGGTTCACGAGGGGGCACGGTGAGCGACCTGCTCCGCGCACAGCTCTACGCCATGCGTTATCAGCTCGACGCGATCATTTTGAGTGTCGAAGGCCAAGCCGCACCGGCGCCGGCGGCACCTGGTAGTTGCCCGGCGTGCGGGGCGCCAGAAGAGAAACAGGCGGCCGCCGGGAACCTCGGGAATCCGGGGCTGAAGAAATGCCTCGTGTGCCAGGCGGAGCACTGATGGAGCCTCGCACTGTTCACCTGCTCGCGCAGATCGTGCGGCACTCACGGGCGATACTCACCGTGTTCGAGAAGTGGCTATCGGAACAGCCGACAGAACAACCGAATATCCCAGATCCGCCCGTCACCGCGCGCACCCTGCGCCCTGTGACTCATGGCCGCTCTGAAGTCAACGCGCCAGTAGCGAAAGGACTTTAGCGATGGCCATTTCAGGAGTCGGCACCAGTTTCAAGCTCCAGAACCCCACGGTTCTGACACAGATCGCCACCTTCCTCGATTCAATCCAGGGGTCCGGCGACACCGATCAACTCGACGGCACGACGTTCCAGCCGGGCGTGGCCGTGCCCGTGAAGACGCTCGTGCCAGGGTTTACCACGAAGGGGTATTCCCTGGCCGGTAAGTGGAGCTCGGCCTCGGAGACGTTCTTCGTCGCGGTCGAAAATCTGTCCGGCCTCGCGTACGAGTACGGCCCCGACGGTACCGCGACCGGTAAAACCAAGATTTCCGGCGTCTGTTCCTGCTACAGCTACTCAGGGCCGCAGTCGTCGGTTGACGGGATCACAACATTCACCGTGGAGCTGAGCGTGCAAACGCGCGTGGTCGGCGTCTTCTAGGGAGTACAGACAATGGCTGATTTAACGATTACCCCGGCGAATGTCGCCCAGATCTCCGGTACCACACTGGTCACTGGTGTGGCCGGCGAGACGATCCTGGCTGGACAGCCGCTCTATCTGAAAGCGGCAGATGCCCGGTTGTGGAAGGCGCGATCGGCTGCCGCGGCCACCACGGAGGAGTCGACACCCCTTGGGATTGCCATGCATGGGGCCACGGCCGGTCAGCCTGTGACCTATGCCTCTGGCGGCGTCATCAATATCGGCGCCACCACGGTGAAGACGACACCGTACGTGCTGAGTGCGACGGCGGGCGGCATTGCGCCGATGACCGATCTGGTGTCGACGAACAAGATCGTCTACCTCGGCTACGCCACGGACGTGACGGGCACGTTCACGATTTTCAAAGCGGTGACTGGCGCCGCTATCTAGGCGGCGGAACTGAACGCTGGCCGGCGGGTACCTGCGAACCCTGCCGGCCACCCTTCTCGGGAGGTTGTGATGTACGTGGATCTTGAGCTCGACAAACCGCGCCGCCTTCGTTTCACGCTGTCCGCCGTCAAGGATCTGGAAACCGCCATGGGCGGCAAGCCGCTCGGCGGCATCCTCGACGAACTCGGGCAACTCGGGATCAATGCAGTGTGCGTCGCCCTGATCTGCGGGCTGAAGCACGAGGACCCCACGCTCACGCCCAATCTCATGGTCAAGATTCTCAGCGACTACCTCGAGCGCGGCGGCACGCTCGACACCGTGTATGGCGCGGTGAAGGAGGCGCTCGACGGCTCAGGGTTGTTCCGCACGAAGAACGATCCGGTGCCGGAGGGAAACGCGAAGCCGGAACCGGCCGCCGCTGGCTGACCTTCCGGGACTGGCTCGAGTGGGCGGAACCGATAGCGCTCGGCGAATTGCAGTTACTACCGTGGGACTTTTGGCGGTTGACGCCAGGGGAGTTTCTGTTGCGACTGGACGGGTTCATGCGGCTGGAGAATCGAGCCTGGGAACGGACCGGGACGCTCGGCCTCTGGATCCTCTCGCCACATAAAAAGAAGGGCGCGCCACCCCTGAGCCTGCGGAAACTCCTGGGACGCCCCCTGCAGATTTGGCCGAGCCGCGATGGCCCTCGCTAATCTCCTCATCAAGATCGGCGCCGATATTTCCGAACTGAAAACCGGTTCGGATAAAGCGATCGCGACGGTCGAAAAAGCCAGCGCGAAGATCGACACGATCGGCGTGGGCATCAAGTCCACCCTGATCGGCGCGTTCAGCGTCGGCGCCGTGGTCAGCTTCGGCCAGGAGCTGCTGCGGATGGGCGACGACATCGTCCGCACGGCCGATCGCACGGGGCTGCTCACGGAGGAAGTTCAGAAGCTGTCGTTCATCGCCGGCCAGTCGGGGAACTCGATCGAGGAGCTCACGAGCGGCATCGGACAGATGCAGAACCGGCTGGCTTCTGGGGACAAGTCGGCCCTCTCCGCCGTGAAGGACTTGGGGCTGTCGTTCGACACGCTGCGCACGCAATCGCCATTCGAACAGCTTCAGAGCATCGCGGAAGCCGTCGCGAAGATTCCCAATCCAGCGACCCGGGCACAAGTCGCGATGGATCTGTTCGGGAAGTCCGGGATCGCCATCCTGCCGACGCTGACGTCGCACTTCAAGGATCTCGGCAACCAGGCGCCGGTTATGAGCGACAACACGGTGCGGGCGCTCGACGCGGCCGGGGATGCGTTCGATGCCTTCACGCTCCAGATCAAGGTCTGGGCGGCCGAGGCCTACAACAAACTGGGCAAGGCCTTCGACCTGCTCGTCGCGAACTTCTACCGGATGATTGGCGGGCTCTACGAGGGGACCGCGAAGCTGGTGCAACTCGCCGCGAAGATTCCGGGTGCGTCGAAAGTCTTCGGTGATCTCACCGATAACGTCACCAGCCTGACGGAGTCGTCGCGCTGGTACATTGACGCCGCGAAGGGGCTCGAGGCCGGCACCACGAAAGCGGCGGCCTCCGCCAAAGCCGCAGTGCCTCCGTTCGAGAAGTTAAAGAACGAGAACGACGCCGGGGCGAAAGCCGCGGC